CTGCAGGTAGATCTCTAAGATCTTGTCGGTATGTTTTCATATCATCTGATAAAGTATTATCAGACAAAGCTAAGTAATCAGTTTCAGCAAGAAGTCTATTTCTTTTAGCTCTAAGGTCAGCTAAAGCTCTAGCAGGGGCAGCATCTGCCCACGCTTGCTCTTCAGCATCTCTCGCAGCTTCTTCTTCAGCTGTGAACTGTACTCTGTTACCATTTATATTATGATATCTTGGCATTGTTTCTCCTTATTATTAATTAATTCCGTATAAGCAAATATCTCCAGCATCTATGTTGCCACTATCCATTTGAAATTTTATTGCATTTACTGCTGAAGTAGTATTTCCGTACCCAGCTATATGAAATTGTTGTTGAGTTTCATTTAAAGAAGAAGTTAATCCTGTGCCTATAAAATGTTTTACAAATGTTGTGCTACTAGGATTAAATATATGTAAAAATCCTGATACTCCTTCATCATTAGCATTTCCACCAGCTTGGCATAAAATTTGATCAGATGTAGATTGAGCTAAATCTGAGCCTGTAAAATATTGAACTGTTGGTGATCCTGAATCATCTTCTTCATGATATGCTCTAAAAAATGTAGATGTTTTAGTTACATTATAATTACTACCGCCATCAGCACTCATGTTAAATTGAAATGATACTAAATCTGTCGATGGGTGAATATTATTAAAAGTAAATAAATATTCTTTATAAGTAGAATCTAACACCACATCAGAACTACCATTAACAAAACTTAAAGTAGAACTAGAGCTAGCAGTCAACTTTTTAATAAACACCATAGATCCAGTATTCAAAGACCCAAAGGCTGTAACCGATCTAACTGCTCTATCATTAAGTGTAACTATGCTCATTATGAATCCTTTAGTCCGTATAGTTTTATAGTGCCAGCATCTATGTTACCACTAGACATTTTAAATTGTACTGCATCTATAGCAGCAGTTACATTACAGTAACCAGCTATAAAATCATTAAATGATCTATTATTAGATGCAGAAGAATTGGATTTTGCAATAAAATGTTTTACAAAAGTTGTAGATGCTGGATTAAATAAATGTAAATATCCTGATAAATTTTGATCGTTATCATTACCAATATCTTGAGTTAAATTTTGAAAACCTGTTCCTTGCGCTAAATCATGACTTGTTTCGTATCCTAAAGAACCACCATTTCCATCTTCTCTGTTCTGCGATTTAAAAAATGTTGATGTTTTTGTAGCATCATAGTCTGTATCACCATCTCTAAAATTTACTTGAAATTGCGCACCATCAGTTGCTGGGTGTATTCCTATATATTTAAACATATAAATAGGATATGTGCTATCCAAGACCACATCATCACTACCATCTACAAAAGATAACGTAGAACTACTACTAGCAGTTAAAGTTTTAATGTGTGTTAATGATTTAGCTGCCCCAGGTATAGCTGAGATATTTGCAATGCTTCTGTTGTTATAAGTCACAATTGACATTACACAACTCCATACATTTTGATTGTGCCTGCATCTATGTTTCCAGAAGTTACAGAAAATTGAATAGCATTGATAGCACTTGTAGTGTTAAAATATCCAGCACCAAAAGTATTAATTGAATAATCATCTTTTTGATTTGAATTTACTGTTGAAATAAAATGTTTAACAAAAGTTGTATTTGATGGATCAAATAAATGTAAAGTGCCCACTTCAATTTGATCATTATCATTACCAACACCGCCACCATCTATCATTTGAGCAGTTGTACTTTGTGCTAAATCAAAATTATCACTATATTCTACTGCAGTATCAGAATCCCCTTCATTGTGTTTTGCTCTGGATATGGTTGTTGTTTTTGTAATTCCATAACTACTGCCACCATTTGTTGAACCTTGAAATCTAAAACCTACATCATCTGTTCCTGGGTGTATATCTATAAACTTAAAAATATATTCTTTATATGTAGAATCTATTCCAGAAGTAAAACTTATGGTAGAACTACTACTAGCAGTTTGCTCAGACAATAATACTAAGCTACTACCAGAGACCCCTGAGGGGAGACTGGTAATGGATGCCATGGATCTGTCATTGCATACATTGATTGACATTAAATATTACCTTTAAGTTACTAAATCCCAACTTTGTGTTTCTTCATTCCAGCTATACATATTTCCATCATTAGGTAAAGCAACTGGTGCTTCCCATTGACAAGTTGTTTCATTTAATACCCAACTATTATAATTTTTTGGTGGGATAAATGCATCTCTTGTTGAATCATATGTATAACCAGTTCCAGCATAATTTTTTCTTTGGCTTTTATCTATAAAAGTCTGTTTCCAAGTATCTGTTGAATTATATAGATTATTTAAAAAATTTGCTCCATTTTGTTCTGTTGTTGCGATGCTATCATCAACTACTTCAATTTTTTCCACTATATTGTCCACTCCTAATTTTGCAAAATATGCCATTATCCTGTATAACTCCCTGATGAGTTAAATGTTAATATTGTATCTGTTCCATCAGTAGAAACAGTTGGAGAACCTGTTGTTGTTCCAGAGTAACTTGCTGTTGGCATTCTTAAAATTACAACACCACTTCCTCCAGCTCCAGCATTATTATTTGATCTTTCAGCACCGCCTCCTCCAGAGCCAGTATTATCAGTTGCATTTCCAGCTCCAGCATTTGTAGCACCTCCAGATCCACCTGAACCATTATTACTACCGCCACCGCCACCGCCTCCTCCAGCTCTTGTGACTGATGAACCAGTTATTGAAGAAGTAGCACCATTTCCACCATTTCCACCATGGGAAGACGTTCCGTTTGAACCACCACTAGATGCACCTCCACCACCACCTTTACTGTCATTTGCACCTCCAGTTCCATTTCCACCATCATAACCTTGATTAGCTGTTCCTGAACCTCCAGAGGCACTTCCACCACCTCCACCTCCAGAACCACCATCACCTCCAGCACTATTTACTGTTGCTCCAAATCCACCTCCAGTAGAGGTAATATCTGTTATATCAGAACCTGAAAGTGAACTATTTTGACCAGAAGAACCATTAGCACTTCCTGATCCTGCAGCTCCACCAGCACCAACTGTAATTGTATAAACTGTATTAGGATTAAGTGTTAAAGAACTTTCTGAACTACCTCCTCCACCAGATGTTTCATTATTATAAGATGCTCTATATCCACCAGCACCTCCACCAGCTCCGCCATTAACATTATGATGGGGGCCACCTCCACCTCCACCACCAGCAATAACTAAGAAGTCAGCTGAATAAGGTTCTCTTGGTGGTGCAGAAGATCCGAATCCTAAAATTTGATAACCAAAAGACATATTAAATTTTTTTATGCATCATTAGCTGCATCTGTAGTAAAAAATATTTTAACTCCATGTAATCTCATATCGCCAGCCATGTCATCATTACTATCAGATACATCTCTAAAAATTCTAAAATAACATAAATCATTATCTGCTGGAGTTCCTGCAATTGTAACAGCACTACTTTCAGCAGTAACTAATAATTCTTCAACAGCACCTTGTGCATTATCTGTAACTACTACAGCTGTTCCATATGCAACATCAATTGTTTCATTATCACTCATAGCTACACCCTGTAAGCCAATAGCCACACCTGTAGTAGCTGCTATACCAGACCAATAACACTGAAATGTAATTGTGCCTAAATTCCATGATTTAGGAAATGCAACTGCAAATTGAGCAAATTCATCACTATCTTTATCAAAATCTAAAACATTCATGTCTGGTCTTCCAGATGTTGTTTCAACATTTTGTATACTAGAACATCCATTTGTAGCTGTAGGTGTCATAGCATTAGCAGGAACCCAAATAGTTTGTTTTCCAACTTGTAAAGAAGATACTAATTTAGCATTAGTTACAGTATCATCTGAAGGAGTACCTATGTCTAATACATTACCTAATATTTGAACAAAGTCAATTACATCCCCTGTCGCCAGATTTGAAGCGAAGGTCATCGTACTACCTGAGATAGTAAAGGATGATCCTGGTTTTTGTAAAATACCATTTAAACTAACCAGCATATGATTAGCTGATTCTGGTGCAAC